TTGTGCTAATACTTTTTTAGTTAATCTAAATAATGTAGGTTCGGTACCTGTACCTGGGTCTAATAATTCAACTTCCATTCTGTCTAATGAACTCGATGCTTTAAAATTAACATCGTCTAATAATGTAAACTCTGCTCCATTGTTTGCAGTTACGGTTGAGTTGGCACTTAACACACCTGCATAATCTAAGTCAGCTATAAATCCACTATTACCATCAGACTTGGAAGGAACCTCAACACTAACAGTCATTTCAACTGTTGCGGGTGTTGCTAACTTGGGTTTGTATCCGTATGATTGTGCAATCGCTAATACATTTTTCCTTTCTTCTGCGTATTGTAAAAGTGTTTCTCTGAATTGGTTATCAACATAGTAATTCAATACATCACCAACATAAGATGCCATTTCAACAAACATCATTCCTGGTGATGCTTCATTGAAATCATTGTATTGGTTTGGGAAATAGTTTTTCGCAAACTCAATTAAATTACTTCTTATATCTGTAAAATCTCTACCGAGATAATTTACTTCTTTACTAACTAACTTTTTATTTGTACCGTAATCTGGCATTCTTATTCTCCAATTCTAAAATCAAAATTTAATATTTCAATGGTGTCAGGATTTAAAGGAACTGAAAACTCAATCGAAACATTAACTGTATTATCTTGTTGTGTGGTGAAAACATTAATTATATTAATATATGCTAAGAATTTATCAACTGATGAACGAATGGTTTCTTCTATTCTACTTGGAATATCTTGTCCTTGTTCAAACACAATAAACTTTAATTGTGAACCAAACTCTGGCTGAAATATTCTTTCACCTGGTGTCGTTAATAACAAATTTTGTAAATTTGCTTTTGATTGTTCCAATACAGTTTTTGTCTTGTAGAAAAATCCCTCTGGACTATGGTCCAATGGAAATCTTATTCCGACATACTTGTCTTCATTTCTATCTATTTCTCTTACGCTTCTTGCCATTATTTATTAAGGTCTGAAATTATCCTCACCTGTTTTCTTTTTACTAATTGCTTTCATTAATCCAGAATAATCACGAGTTAGTGCATTTTGAACATCTTCAGGAACTTGGTCTACTGAAACACCTTGTTTCTTGATTGTATCGACTGCTGCCATTTCTCTCGCTACTTCTTTATTCTGCCCTCTACCTAAATCTCCATAACCCAATACTTCTGCCATATTGTCAGAACCTAATACTCCACCACCCAATGAAGGGTATTCTTCAGTTTGACCTGATGAACCCAATGGTTTGGTTTGGTTCAATACTTCGTTTAATGCTTTGTCTTTTGTGTATTGTTTTTTAGGTTTTTTATTAATTACCTTTTTAGGTGTTGGTTTAGAAATTGTTTCCGATAAACTAATTTCTTTTTCTTCATTAATAAATATCTCGGTCATCTGTTTTTTAACTTCTTTACGGACAACTAATTCGATTATTTTTATTAAGTCATTTTTCTTCATTACTACTCCTACTTTGTTAAGTTTAAAATTTTTCCGTACATTTTTAATTGTTCAACATCTCCCTCTACACTACCCTGTTCTGTAATATAATCTTCAAGAAGTCTGAACACTCCATTATCTCTTGCTCTCGGTATATCTCCACCACCTACACTTTTATCTTGTGCAATAGCTAATGCGTCATTAGCTCCTGGTATTTGGTTCCTTTCTTCTTCTGGTATGTTTTCCAATAAAGCAAGTAAATCTTTTCTATCACCAGCGTCTATCGCTGCAGAAATTTGATTTGCTTGTTCTAATTTAGCTTTATTTGATTCTGCAAATCTTTGTGCTTTTTGAATACCACCCTCAATATCTTTTGAAAATTCTTCAATATCCCCAACTATATTTACAAGTCCTGCTGGTATTGGTAATGATGCTTTTATCTCAGGTAATGTTTTTGTTTCCATTAACGCTTGACTTAAAAACTCTAAATTCAATGTTGCGTCAACAAAGTTTTTTGCACCCTCTAAACCTTTGACGATATCCTTCACGCCAGAAGGTAGAGTTAGTGGATTAGATAGTTTAGGAACACCAAGAGTAAATGCTTGAAATAATTTTTGTATTCCCATTGTTTGTTTTAAAAATCCTGCCATATCTAATTGTGGAAATGGAATACCCTGTTTTGTAGAACTTAATATCGTACCACCATTCTTGATATCAAATTCAATAGTGCTGTTTCTTGGGTTTAATACTATGTTACTTTCTGATTCAATGTTTACATCACCTTGACTTGAATTAATATTAATATCCTTTAATGCTCTAATATTAACTTCATCCGTTAAAGCTGTCATTAAAATTTCATCACTCTCTACATTAATCAAACCAATATCATCTATTGATTCTAAATCAACTATTGACCTTTGATTGTTGATTGTTATTCTTGGTGACTCATCCAAACCTTGAGATTGTCTACTTGTCAATGTTATAAAATTACCAAATCTACCTTGTATCAAAGTATCACCAACTTCAACATCAGCGTGTTCTGGTGATATCTCTTGGTAAGTTCCACCTCGTGATAAATCAAGTGTTTGATTTTCACTAATAGCACTTTCATTTATTTTTCTATAATTGACATCAGTTATATCTCTACTTAATCTTGATAGATAAAATTGTTGTCCTTTATAATCAAGACCTAACCACAATTCGCCTCGTAAGGGATATTGGATTATGTTTGAGTTCAATGGTAGAAAAGTTCTATCACCAATTTCTTCAAGTGAATCACCTTGTTCTGAATATACATATCTACCAATTACCGAACCAACATTTTCTGTATCAACATCTACAACCTCAAAAATTTCTAATTGATGAAATTGACTTTCGTCTTTTAATTGGTCTAATATTGCGTATAGTTCATTTCGTGTGATAAGTTCATTATCAAAAGCTTTATCAATACCCGAACCTGCATTGGACCGAACATATGCCATTTAATTTTCCTTTTTAATACTTGACTCTATTTCGTCTTTTTTGATTTGTAACTCTTGAACATCTGATTCTATTGCATTCATCAATTGTTCTTTTTCTGCGTCTGATAAACCGAACTCATCTCCTGAATCCGATACCTTTCCTTCAGCTGCTGTAATTCTTTGGACGATTGTTGCCAACTTAACAAGTTGTTCATCGTTCTTGACATTGATTTCTAAATACTCTTTCAACATAGGAACTATCTGAACGGCTGTATCTCCGTCTTTGATAAATCCCACCACCTCTTTCATCAACACTTCTAATTGTTGTTTATTGGTTTTGGAATTATCATATATGTCTTTAAAGACATCAGATAGGGTTTTTCCCTCGAATATTTCATAGTCATTTGCCATAGTTTTTACCTAACAATAAATATAGAATTATGAAAAAAAGACAATATATATTTATATACCAATTAATTTTTGTTATATTCACTTATAGTTATTATACGACTACGGAATTTGTAGTTTTTTAGATTAATAAAAGGGGGAAACACAATGAAAGACACTATGAAAATGGTAATGGAAGCAGTGGGTGGAATTAAAGAAATACTACTTCACATTATCGGATTAGGTGTTCTCGTACAATTAGTATTTGTAGGAGGATTCTTAGGCATAGACATTGTAGGTAATCTTATCGGTTTAGTAAATAGCTTCGGAAACGCAGGATTTGCTGGATTCATATCACTAATCGTGATACTCGGATTACTTAACAAATAAAGGTGGAATTAAAAGGGCAGTAGAAATACTGCCCTTTCTCATATCTGTTATAAATTATCCCAACTACCAGTCCACTTGGTTTCAATTGAACCAGTAGTCAAGTAATTTCTTTGTAGATTGTAATGATGTTTCTTCATCACATTAACAACACGAGTAATGTGTTGTGTATTTGAATTTGTCATTTCTCTAATCATAATGTATAGAGCTTTCTTATTGAAGTTCTCAATGTTCTCTCGTTTCTCTATCAAATAGATAACTGCGTTAGCAACATCAATATCTTGTTTTCTTTTGAACACGGTAGTTAGATTGTTGGTCCAGTAATCAACAAACAAATCCATATATTCTTTTTTAGCAGATACTAAATCTTTATGATTTGCTTCTGATACTGGGTCTCGTTTATAATCTCCCGCATCCTCTTGGTCAGTATTTTTCATCTTCTTGTAGTTATTGTTGTTGTGTAGAATCAAATAGTTCTTAGCAACAATACTGAAATAACTAAATGCTTTACCTTTACCCTCGGCGAACTTATGCATATTCATATATAGAAAACTTACTACCTCGTGTTTAACATCATCACTCGGAACATCAAAGTAATAAAACTTAAATGTATGGATAATGTTTTCTGCCAATTTTTCAAAAGCGTTTCTAATGTGTTCATTATAGATTCGTTCTCTCATATGTGGACGAGTTTCTTTATTATGTCTGATGATAGCATTTTCTGTATCTTGTGTAAAGTAATATCTTGGTGAACCCTTTTTAGCTTTTCTTGGCATTATAATTCCTTTTCTGTTATTTCGTTTAATTCATCTACGGTTTCTTTAATTGCTGTAAAGATAACACCGACTTCGTCGTCTGCTTCAAAGTTACCTTTACTATCAATTTCTTTTAATACTTCTTGTGTGGTAATTACTCGTTGTGCGTAATCTTCTATCCAAGTTTCTAATCGTTCTGTTTTTCTCGTTAGATTGAATGTAGTCCAACCTAACATTAAAACAATTATACTTAGTAATATGTATCCTATCATTTTTTCTCTCCGAATAGTTCGTTAAATATATCTTTTGGGTCTGTTGATTTGGTAAACTTTTCTTTTACTTCGGTGTTGACTGCTTCTTTAATTTTACTTACCGACTTCTCAACTTTCTTGGCTTCTTTCTTGTTACCATTTCTCCACATATCTCTTTCAAGATAAGTTGCCATCATATCTGCTTGGTGAATAATAATTGGTATATGTGTTCTTAACATCATATTTGGCATTGATGTTTTCAAATACGCCTCATTTGCTTTAACATACATTCCGTCTGCTAATCTGATTCCGTAGAATTCTCTTGTAGAATACTTGATACCATATTGTTGTAATAGAAAGAAACTTCTATCTGTAACATCCATATGTTCAAGGTCTGCATTTACATTATAAATCTTACCTTGGTTTTTAATGTGCCATTCAGATTCATTTGGTGTGTAGAATTCATTTCCTAATTCATCACCACACTTACCTAAATCGTGGTGCATAGCTGCAAAAACTAATTCTTCATCCGTGAAGTCAATTGTTGCTCCTGCATTTTTCCACACTTCTTTAATTTGTTGTGAGAATTTAATCACGTGTAATATGTGTTCTACATATCCACCGACTTTTGAATTGTGATAGTGTTCTACTGAACTCGCTGGTGCTACTACCATTCTATCTTCAAAGTCATCATACATCTTGTTAAGTTTTTCTAATCTATCTCCACTAAATGTATTGTTGATAATTGTTCGTAAGTCTTTGTAATTATCTGTTATCTGTTGTTCTGTTAATGTCATCTTCCAATATCTCCTAAATATTTTTCTCTTGTTTCTTCCCAACTCATACCA